AACATATGGAAACTGGTGATGGATAGTGGGGTAAACCCACTGTCCAACATCACAGACATGAACACACGGCACATGGTAATGCAGGTGTTGGCATGGATGTGGTGTATTATCTTTAGCATGTGGGTAGGTAGCATCGTTGCTTTTGGTATCAGTGCCATTGCCCATGCCCTGCTGATTGCTGGTATCTTTATCACGGCAGGTGTGTTTGAAACAGCCAAGCGTAGGCCGCAGTATTTCGGTGGGCTTGGCAGAGGTAATGGGGGTGAGCATGAATGATGACAGGATAATGAATGTGCCAGAGGAGTTACGCAAACTTATGCGTGAGTTTGGTGACCTGTGCTTTGATGAGGCACCGCAAGAAGAGATAGACGCGGCGTGGCGTAAATACATGCGTGTCAAACAGTTACACAAAGAGGGAGTAGAATATGTCCCAAACTTTTAAGACAATCCTAACGTGCTGGATGGAGACAGACCCAGCCAAAGACCCATTCATGGACAACGTAATACGCGCAGCATGTCTTGCATGTATTGCGTGGATCATGTATCATGCCTTCAACGGTATCATGGAAAGGATATACTGCTGATGAAGACTATAACTGTGAACATCAAACACGAAAGTCTTACCATCCTTGAACGAAAGATAGAAGATTACTTTCGTGGCTATCACCCATTCGGGTATGGCACTAGGCTGGAGAAGCCAGCATATTATGATGAAGAACAGCAATGTTGGGTGGCTGTGATATCCCGACAAACATCTTGTGATTAGGAGAATGATATGACTGACACTATGAATGAGTGGGAAAAGCGTAGCCTACAAGCAAAAGAAACATGGGCTAACATGAGTGAGCATCAGCGTGACAGTATGCTTAAAATGCTGAACGCATGGGTGCCTATCCGCAGCCGTGTTAGTGAACTGTGTTCGCTAGATTACGATGACCTACGGGCAGTGGACGACGCATGGCATCAGTTAAAGAATGCGCTGGTGGACAGGGATGTTGAGATCAAGCAATGGGATTTCTAGGCTTGACATTGCGTCAGCAACCTGATATAACATGACATCACTTAACGGACAAAGGAGATAGATATGCCGTTAGATTTTGCAAACACATCCATCGTGGATGTACCAGAGAACCTTGATTTCCCTGTGAAATATGAGGATACAAAGATGGAAGGCCAGAAGTATGTCATCAATGGTAACACTGATGAATACATTGGCATCGTCGGCAGTGGGTTCAAATGTGAGAACCACGGCGACTTCTTCCGCAAGGTGAGTGCCACCATGACTGAACATCTTCAGCCACATGAGATTGAGGGTGCAGAGGTGTCGTGGAAGGACGCCTACAAAAATGGCATGGGCATCATGGATGTCCGTCTACCTAACGTGTCTGCCAAGATCAGGACTGACCGCCATGAGACTGAGGTGCAACAGCGCATCATTGCTTTGCATGGTGTCAACGGAACCTGCTCTAACGTGGCTATCTTTGGGGCTATTGATTTCTTCTGCCTCAATGGTATGATTACTGGCGATCACGACAAGGTGAAGCGGAAGAACACCAGCGGCTTTGACATGGATGCGTTCATCCGTAGACTTGGCAAATCCAAAGACAACTTCTACGCTAAGACAGAACAGATGCAACGGTGGGCGGTAAGTTCACTTGTGCATGTAGATGTCAAGGCTCTGCTTGAAAGCATTATGAAAAACGACAAGCAGGCTGAGAAGATGTTTGCCCTGTATCGTGAAGAGGTGACGACACGCGGTCAAAACCTGTGGTCCCTGTACTCTGCCTTCACCAACTATGCAACCTATGCCGACGAGCGCAATGGTTTCAAGATGCGTGAGACAGGTAACGATACGCAAGCTAAGACAATGCTAGAACGTGAGTATGATGTGGCACGGTGGGCGAATACACCACAGTTCCGGCAACTCGTTGTAAACGCTTAAAGAAAGGGGGTGCGCCATGCAATCAATAGATCAAGCTAATGGTATGATGATCGGACTTGCAATAGGGGATGCGCTTGGCGCACCTCTAGAGTTCCTAGACGCCAGAGAACCAGAGGACTACATAACCAAGTACCACAAGGGCGGGTTCCATGATGTAGACATTGGTGAGTGGACGGACGATACAGCCATGACACTCGCCATGTGCAAAGCAATACTTGACAAGGGTGGCTTTGATCCTAACGCTATCATGGATAACTTCGTGGCATGGTACAGGGATGGTGAGTTTATCCCTCGTGGTGAGTGCTTTGACATTGGCACGACAACTGTCCGTGCGTTGGAGCGTTACATTCAACATCCAACTAGCCCATACAAGGGAGACACTAGCCCTAAGTCTGCTGGCAACGGTGCGCTAATGCGGACTGCTGCCGTAGTCTTGGCCGCTATGAACAGGCAAGAACTTATACAACTTGCTACACAGCAGACACTGCTGACACATGCGGCACCAATATGCGTACAGTATGGCACAATGTTGGCAGAAGAACTGTATTACGGTGGCCCACTTGACAAGTATCAAAAGTTCAGGCATAGTCTGGATATACCTCGCAAAGAGGTGATGTCAGGCGGCTATGTTGTCGAGACATACATGGCAGCTATGTGGGCATTCCAAACTACAGATACCTTTGAGGACTGTGTTATCAAAGCAGTCAATCGCGGTCACGACAGTGACACGGTAGGTGCGGTTGCCGGTATGATTGCTGGCACATACTACGGATACTGCGGTATCCCACATGAGTTCAGAAAGAATGTCATGTGGCATGACGAGTTGATAGAGACATCCACTGCACTGTGGAGCATGGGAAGGAGATAGTATGTTATCTATACAAGCACTTGCGGATGAGTACTACTCTTCCCATGACTTCAAGAACTTACGAGACGAAACTAAGACGCAGTATCAATACTTTCAGCGTGTCATGTTTGACACAGAGATAGATGGTCAGCGTCTTGGTTCTCTCAATCTCGCTGATGTCAGCACCAAGCAAGCCAAGCTGGCGTATGATCTGTGGTGTGATCGTGGCATCTCGTTTGCCAATCATGTCATGGCAGCTACCCGTATCTTGTACAACTACGCAGTGCGCATGGAGCATTGCAACCTGAACCCCTTCTCCATCGTCCGTAGACGCAGCACACAGCCGCGCAAGGTTGTGTGGGGTAGGGAAGATATAGTCAAGCTGCTAGACGTGGCCTACGGGGATTTTAGCACCCGCAACATAGGGTTGATCGCACACATGGCATATGCTTGGTGTCAGCGTGTCGGTGACATGCGTATGCTGACATGGGAATCTATACAATTTGATAAGGCTCGTGTACATATTGAACAGTCGAAGCGTAGGGCAGAAGTATTCTTGCCCATAGACGACGACTTGCTTGAGATGCTACAGCAGCAGCATGAGGACTTTGGATTCCAGCAGTGGGTAGCACCACGGCCACAGCCTGTAGGTGGTGAGTACATACCATACAGTGAGTACAAGCTACCGTTACACGCACGTAAGCTGATGGATCAAGCAGGTCTGTCAAAAGAACTGCGACTATCTGACCTGCGTCGTACTGGCACAACAGAGATGGTAGAAGCAGGTGTAAGTATAGGACAGATCATGTCGGTAACAGGACATGCTAACCCACAGTCAGTCAAACCATACATGAAGAATACGTATGAGAGTGCCAACACAGCCTTGACAGCACGTAAAATACATGGTAAAAGCATCTAACTGCCGAACAGGAGAGAGATATATGGATAATATATATAACATTATAAGTGATATGAATGTACCTGTAGGTAATACAGTTAGGACTAAGTGTCCTAGTTGTGGTCAGCGTACATTCACAGTGACCAATAACATGGGATCACTTGTATGGAATTGCTTCCGTATGTCTTGCGATCTAAAGGGCGGCACCCGTGTGCGTATGTCCGCCGATGATATACGTGCGCAGCTATCCGATGTAGAGCGTTTTGCTAATGGGTATGACTTTGACCTGCCGGAATATCTCGTGCCGTGCAATTACGATGTACGCGAGTGGGCCTACGAACTGTATGGGCTTGACTCAGAGGAGTTAGGTTTGCTATACGATGTACGTGAACACCGTGTGGTGTTCCCCATCAAGCACAACGGTAAAGTCGTGGACGCTACGGGCCGTGCGCTTGGTAAGCGTTTGCCTAAATGGCGCAGGTATGGAAAGAGTGGCTTGCCATATGTATCTGGTTGTGGTAAAGTCGCCGTAGTTGTTGAGGACTGCGTGAGTGCCGCCGTGGTTGGTGGCGGTAACTTTGTCGGGGTTGCTGTGCTAGGGACATCCTTGTCCGATGCACACAAGAAGTATCTCGCGCAGTTCTCAACAGCCATCATTGCGCTTGACCCCGACGCAGTGCGCAAGACTTTGCTGATGGCAAAAGAGTTACGAGGACATGTGGAGAATGTCCGTGTCCTGTACTTGACGGACGATTTGAAGTATCGTAATCCAACTGACATGAATAACCTAGCCGACATAGGAGAAAGATAATGGAAGTATCAATGCTAAGAAGTCTGATGGACAAGGGGTTCTACGATGATCATCGTGGTGCCAAGTGTCCTGACAGGCTGTTCAGTTCTGACAATCGTAAGATCAAGCAGACTATCGACAGGGCTATGGATCACTACAATCGTAGTGTCACACCCGACGAGGTGCAAGCCTTGTTCCTGTCTGACAATCCTACCATGACTACTGCGCAGAAGCAGGGCTTCGATGGATTGTTTGTACAACTCAAGCGGGAAGCACCAATGGGTAACGACGTTGCGCAAGAGGTGTTGTCCAAACTATTCCAGAAGGTAGTGGGCGAGGACATCGCTAACATTGGCTTCGACATGGTGAGTGGCACAGGTGGTACGATGGAGACGCTGCGCAATCTGCTTGAGCG